GGAAGAGCTGCTGGTGTTAACTCAGAATGTTTTCCATCTAAAATAGAAATAGATTCCATAATAGCTAAAAATATAGATCTATCTTGACACCACTTTTCAGTCTTTTCTAATAACCAATCTTGATTAACATCTTCTGGTTTCACACATATATTTTCTGTTAAAGAGAATACTGCGGATGCATTATCACCTAAATCACTTTGCTGCAGTTCTACTATCAAAGCTTCTTTATTAGGGAGCTTTCCATACTTATTAACGAACTTAACTATTTCATTAAATAATGTTTTATGTTCAGCTTCGAAATATCTAGCTTCTAAATGAGGAATTACCTGTCTGGTGTAATCCTCATTGTAAATTAGATTTTGTAATACAATTGATTGTAAATCCATTAACTAATCATTTCCTTATGACCAATTTCATATGTAGCTTTCAAATAAGATTTAAACTTATCATCCAATACACTAGCCCAAAATTCTTTATCCAGTTCTTTAGCCCTATATTTCTTTTCTTCAACTTCACCAGTCTCAACATTAACCTTAGAATACCATCCAACACTTGGTTTAGTTACAAATCCACCTTCTAAAGAACTTTCCAATAAACCTGAATACGTTTCAATACCACCATCCCAAGTAACTGAAATAGGAATCTTACTCTTTTCTTTAACAAATCTAGATTTCTCAACATTGATAATAAAATTATAACCTTTAATCTCAGTACCTTGTTTCTCCTGTTGTCTACCAAGAATCCAAATGTTATCAGCTGAGTAATAAATTCCTGTGCCTCCTGAAACAACAGCTTTAGGGAATAAACCAATCTCTTGATAGGTGTGGTTAATAGCAATCATTGGGATATCTCTCATAGTTAAATATGGAGTACACATTCTGAATAATCCCTTTAAAGCTTTCGCACGAGACATATCAGCAACACTCTTTTCATTAATCGCATCCTCTAATTCTTTTTTAGAGGCCAGATTACCAATCGAATCTATCATAATAACTACTTTATCATCACGTTCAATATTTTCTAATTGATTAATAACATCAAATTTTAATTCTTCAACATTAGTAATAGGAGTATGAAGCACTCTACTAGTATCAATGCCGAAGCTTTCAAAATATTGTTGCGGTGAACCAAACTCTGAATCATAGAATAACAAAACAGCGTCCTCATATTTCTTGAGGTAAGCCGCGGCCATTAACAGTCCAAACGAAGTCTTAAAATGCTTCGACGGTCCTGCTAGCACTGTTAAACCGGAACTCAGTCCACCATCAGGATCACCTGAAAGGGCAACGTTTATCATTGGTACATCTGTGGGCACCATATCCTTTGAAGAGAATAGCTTAGATTTATCCAATACTTGTGTTTCTTTAATCTTACTATTCTTTTTAAGCTTGTCCATTATTGAAGCCATTCATACTCCTTATTTTTTTATATTATATTATACAGCATTTAACCCATAAAGTCAACGCTATTTTCATAAGCAAATTTAATTGCACCTTCAGCTTCTCTTTTAAGAGGCCTATTTTTATACCAATTACCAGTCTCAGAATCTAATTGTTGACACATTATAGCAATCTCATCAGATGTAATAGGATATTTTTGCTTTAAAGCATTCATAGCAGTACTCACCATAATCCTATACATATGACGATACCAACCTGTGTCTGATATGGTCTTATATTCTGATACTAATTTTTTATTAACAAATGGACAATCTCTATAACTATTCCAACTAATAGAAGTATTAGTCATTTGATCTTTTTTATAATTTATTAACTGTTCTCTAATAGCTGGAGGAAGATTCTCCATGAAGTTATTTGTGCTTCTTTCTACATACGGCCAACTTAGCATGACCGTTGAAGGATCCATAATATCGCCTAAATTCGCAAATATGAAGTTATTAGCGCCGGTATATGTACCAGGCACATAATACATTCTTGATAGGTCTTTTGTTTGTGGATCTCCAATATCTCCCAGCTCTTTATTTAGTGCATACCAAAAATGTTTAATCTTATTCGCAGGCACATTATGTTTTAATGGGAACACTAATCTAAATTTTGGATGTTCCTTTGTTGAAGAAGCTGTAGAATAACATACATAACGATACTTTCCGTATTTGTTTTCTAATTCGGATTTCAAATCACCTTCAAAGACATGGTCATCAATATCCACAGCTGCCCAACCTTGCCATTCAATAACATTATCATTTCTTCTAGTCGTATTATCTTCAAAGGATGCCGGATTCATTAATACCGCATCAGATTTTTCTTTATACTTAGTTTGAGCAGCCTTAAATAGAAATTTTTCAAAATGCATTACACTTTCGAATTTTAATTTCTTATTAGTTTTATTATCGTAAATGTTTTTGAATATAGTAAGTCCTAACAAAAGAAATCCTCCAAAGTATTTGAAACTTCCGCTTCTGCTTTCCAACCGATCGCATCCAATATAGGTTCAATGGGTTTTAAGAATGCTTTCTCAAACTGCAAATCATAATCAATATGTTCATCCAATTTTAATTGATGAGGAAGATAATCTAAGAAAGAAATTACATTTTCTTTAATAGGATTTGGCTTTTTCAAATATACAAATTTAATCTTTTCAGAATCATTAATCTTAGGAATATTTTTATACTCATCAATATAATGATTATATAAGATAGCTCCTCTCACATGAATTGGAGTCCCTACAGGATATAAATCAGAATTATACATTTTCTTCGCCTTACCATTACCCTTCATATACTTATGCAAGCCATTACAACCTCTAGGAAAAGATACTTCATGAGCAGGAAGTTTTTTAAATTCTTCTTTAAATTGCGCAATCTCCCTTTGTGTATCTTCTTCAGATCCAGATATAATAGTTTTAAATATATCCTTTAAAGCTTGCCTACAAGGAGCTGGAGTAGAAGATTTAACCGCTTCAATACCCATAATCTTTAACTTAGGTTCTTTATATTGTACTCCTTCATTATTATGTACATTTAAAATATAACGCTTCTTCGCAGTCCAAATGCCACGATCAGCAATAACCTCTCGTCCCATAACCATCTTATTAGATCTACCACCTAATGTCTCATATAATTTATTATACGCCTCTTCTAAAACTTTTTCAAGCTTTTCTTCACATATTTTATCTAAAAATTGCACAGGATTATTCGGATTAAATTTACTTACTAATGAACTTAGATTTACATAAACAGAATCTGTATCAATAGCAATAATATAATCTTTATTAACAGTATTCAATAATTTATTTAAATATTCATTAAGAGCATTTTCAGCCCATCTAATAGTGGTTTGGCCAGTCGTAGTAATAGCTTCAGCCGTATTCATATTGAAATATCTAAAATAAGCAGATCCATGTGCACCATATAATGAATTAAGAAGAATTTTAATAGCCATCTGCTTATTCTCTGCGATGGCAATTTTCTTTTCTATCTCATATACTTTACGTTTATCAGACTTATCAATAGATTCTTTTTCTTGTTGAGCATTCAACATTTCTTTCTTAACATCAACACGCTCTGCATACAATTCTTCAATGATTCTAGGAATAGTACCTGTCTTAGTCGTATCATATCTAACACCATTACAAGCTAAAGCCGTGCCCTCTTTATCATTTACAACATTTCCAGATAATACATTTTCAATATTAACGTAAGGATCCTTTCCTACAGTGATCATTTCAGGACTCATATTATATTGCATAATGATAGATGGATACAGAGAATTTAAATCGAAACTCACCACCCATTCATGCAATCCTACCTGTGGATCTTTCACATATCCACCAGGATATTCTTCCTTTTCTTGACGTAGGTTTGGAGGTACAATAATATTACGTGCATTTAAATCCCGATAAATGATAGAATCCCAAATACCTACAGTTCCCATGCAATCAGAGTAATTAACACCAGCTTTATAAGATACCACCATAGCCAATGTAATCAAACCAATTTTATCTTCTAATCTTTCGATTAGCTCCACGTCCTTGATATTATAGTCAATGAATTTTTGATGATCTTCTTTATATAAAGTATACAAATTAGAATGTTCTTCGTAAGATAACTTTCTCTCACCTAAGACAACATGAGCGATATGATCTAGCTTATAGGATTCTTGTGGACCAAATGAATAACCGAATTTCTTAAATAGATCTAGATAATCCAATGTTTGAACACCGTAAAGGTCCACCCAATCTTCTTCTCTATTCAATATCTTAACAGTTTTCTTTTTAACATAATTCCAAGGAGATAACATTTTAGCCATCTTAGGAGATATTGTATTAGAAATACGATTAAACAAATAAGGCATATCAAAGAACTTAACATTCCAACCTGTTACAACATCAGGGGAATTTTTATGCCAATGTTCTAAAAAGCATAATAATAAAGCCTTCTCATCTTTGCATTTTCTATAGACAACAGAACAATCTTGAACGATAGATTTAGACGAATCATAATCATTTAATCCCCAAACATAAAAGGTATCATCCTGATTATTTTTCATACAAATAGAAATTACTTCATACTTGGCTTCATTAGGATGAGGGAAACCCTCATCGGATTGTACCTCTATATCGATAGAAGTAACATTAATTCTTGATCTGTCAAATTTAATTTCACCAGGGAATTCAGAAGTAATGAATTGATTGATAAAATTACCCATTCCATGAACTTCTATATTAGACACTTCAGAATATTCTTTAATCTTATCCTGTGCTTCTTTCATAGAATCATAAACTACAGGAAGAGCGTTCCTGCCATCTAAGGTTTTAAAGCCGGTTTCTTTAGGAGTGGGAAAATACATAGTGGGCATGAAAGGCACTTTCTTTTGGAAAGCCACATTATTTTCATATCCACGATATAAGATATTGTTGCCTACACGGCAAACAGAGGTATAAAACTTTTCATTCATAATGTATATTATACCCTATTTAGGAGTAAAAGTCAACGGGCTCCGAAGAGCCCTTTAAGTTATTCAGTTAATAATTGAGGTTGTTTAATTTTAATTTCCCTGGGTTTGTCTTCTTCAGGAATTACATTGGTTAAACCAATCTTTAAAACTCCATTGACAACTTCAGCCCCATCAACTTCAATAGTATTAGCTAAAGTAAACCTTCTTTCGAAATCCCTTGAGGAAATTCCTTTATGTACGTAATCAATATCTGAATCTGATTTACTAGCAGAACCAGTAACAGTTAATTCATCTTTAACTACTCTAATTAAAATATCGTCTTCACTGAATCCTGCGACAGCAATTTCAATGACATAACGATCATCATCTAACTTCACCACATTATATGGCGGATAAGATTGTTTTTGTTGTGGATTAGAAATTTGATCAAAGACTCGATCAAAACCAAAGAATAAATCTCTTTGTAGATTTGTCATAGTTTTCTCCTTATATTAAGCGAGTTTAATTATAGTGACTCTCTTGAATCACTTGCCGATAGGACCCGAAGCATCCTATAATAGTATTTATATGTTTGCTCTAAGATTATCAATAAATTCTTGAGTAACATTAAATTTATTTAAAATAACAGAATCAATATATCCAGCCTGAATATAACCTGTTATCTTTTCTGAACATGTATTACAAACACCACATTCTTTATAATTATGTTCTTCAACTTGACCATTATAACAAGACCAAGTATTTTCTAAAATATCTCTACTATAATATTGAGATAATTTCTTAGCTAATTTTAATTCATCATCTTTATACATTTCAACGAAAGGAGCTACAAACTTAACAGGATTTTGTCTATTAAGTGATAAGACATCATTAACTCTATTAGTAAATTCTAAAGATGTATCCCAATAACCATATTCATCTACAGCATTTAATCCTTGAAAAATAATATCAGAATCTTTAGCTTCTGCAAACGCTGCTGTAATAGCTGCGAATTGTAAATTTCTGAAAGGCACATAAGTATTGACTTGTGGATCGCCAGCATTCTCTTCAGCCGTCTTAGGTTTAAGATCAGAATCTCCTATTAAAGCACTTACGTCTTTAGATATCTCATGAAGATAATCTAATTTGTATACTCTATGTTCAATACCTAAGAGCTCTGCTGTCTTTCTAGCCATTTTTAATTCTACATTATGCCTTTGACCAAAATCAAACGATAATGCCTTTACTCTATCAGGACCATATTTCTGAACTAAAGCATGAACTAAAACGGTAGAATCTAATCCACCAGATAATGCTATAGTTACATTTTTATCAGTTGATGGTAAATCTAATATCATAATTCTCCTTCAATAATATAATTAAATCTCTTTGTTTTAAAATAAGAGACTTCCATTAATTTCATTCTTTCGAAATCCATTTTATAAATTGTATCATAATTTATACATTTAGAACCTTCAAACTTTTCAGAAGATATATCTAAATTATCATTAACATATAACTTACCATGTTTGGTTCTGAAGATATAATAATCCTCACCCAATTTCAATACACAAGTGAATAATCCTTCGATCTCACTTAAACCAGTAAAATTATTTTTTACTAAATGCTCATGTAATAATTTAGTATCAAATGATTCTTCTACTTTTAAAGAATCTTGTAAATGTTTAATACCACGAGGTGTTAAAAGGCCATTATGCCAAAGTAAAGAAGATCCAATTGAAGTCGGATGTATTCTATTAAAATCTTCAACCATTCCACCTGTAGGAGCTTGTACATGTCCGATCATATAACTATTAGTACTCTTAACAGTATCAATAACTAGAGGATCAAACTCTCCAAAATCTTTACATGTTCTTTTATCTTGTGTTAAAGAATATGAGAAGGTACCTCTGTGTTGATTTAATACAGCTAACTCTCCAATTTTACTCTTATCAAAAGATCCGAAGATACTACACATATTTTGTATCATGGTCCTTATTCAAACCATAATCTCCATCATATTTAGATAACGATTCGGAATCAAAATTTAAATATTGTCCTATTCTTGTACCTTTCGTTATTTTCATATCACCAGAAGTTACGTGCATTACCGCCGCCATCACCCCATTATAACCAGTATCATAAAGACCTGTTGTTAAATAAACACCATTACGATTAAGGGTTGATCTAGTAATAACAAATCCAGCTTCATCTTTTCCAACGTCAATAATATTTTCCATAATTACTTCATAATGGCCTGGAGGTAAAAACCAATTACCTTTATCATTAGGATGTAATTCAGTAGATCCTCTATGAATTTTTTCATCCTCATTAATAGTAAATAAATTACTCTCAATACGAAATATTTTATCTACGCGTAAATCTACAGCATTAGGTTGGCTATCACCATCCCTAACACCAGATAGAGTTGACCTAGAGTTAGGTCCTAAAATATGCTTCATGAGAAATTTCCTCCATAACAAAATTTTCTAAACTTAATAATATTATACATGATATCATTCAATTTGTCACC